ATATAAATCCTATCGTTTTTGGTAGACTGTTCATCTTTGGGTACTGACAACCACATTCGGTTTTTAAAATTAATAGCAGCTGCGTTCTTTAACAAATCATCCCGCCAATTTAAAGCGTCCGGTTCTATCAAAAAACTCAAAGAGTCAACAGGAAATTGCCCCACCTCCCCTGCTGCCGGATTTAATGCTAAATTTTTCCCGGCTATTGCAAAAGCCCCCAATCTATTAATAAAAAACATCAGGTTACTATAAAAATCCATTGCCTTGTGACTTATCGCACCGTATTCAATATTTAATTTCTCTACATACCAATTAGAAGTGCCGGTCACATCGAGCGAGTCAGGCATATTTACCAACCATACCGAACCCTGGCCCCTACCATCGTTTTTCATAACAAACAGCGAATTTCCGTATATCCTTGCACCTGTTATCGGTTTACCGTCACCTTTTCCTATATCAGTATAATTTGTTGAAGGCCATATTTCCGGGCTTCCCTGGTTTGAATAATAAAGCCTTTCAGGGAAGTCATCATTACCAAACCCAAACACTCTGTTGCGATGTTCAAGCATCCACTTAACTTTGGGTGGGGCTGCATTGTCATCAGGAGAAGATGTTATAAGCGTAGAATCACTATTGTTATCACTATAGCTTGTCGCGGCATTGGTTATTGAAGTCACCCTCCAATAAATATCCGATACCCCGGCTGTAGTTCTGTATAAATACTTTTCTCCAACCCCATGAGAAGTAGGAAATACCGGTATTTCACTTAATGCAATTTGACCCGCCGAGACACTTATTGATTGGCTATTTATCTGAAATATATCACCCTCAACGTTATTAAAATTCAACCCCGACACCGCGTAATCATAAGAACCTGTCAATGTCCCCGTAGCACCACAGGTCAAAGAAGCGGTCCCAGACTGAAGCACCGGAACGCCAAATCGAAAGAATTTATTACTATCAAACTTATACGCATCAATATCACCATTGTTAAAAACAACGTAGTCCTCAACGGTAATCATATCCACGTCTCTTTTAGTATCAAATAATCCTTGACCACTCGCTATAGTCGCCGCACTCCCAGGAGTTAAAATATAAGGGCTTCCACCGCATACACAAATTAGTTGTCTGTCACCCCTTTGATTAACAAAGCTGTGTATACCGTTAACAGGAGCTGATGCAATAGCGGTAACTATCTGCTGGTACCCCTTTGAGGTGCCCACACTTCCCAGGTCATCAAACTCAACATTTTGTAATTTCGGCGATTGATTCAAAGGCATAGCAACCTCCTCGAACTTAGTATTGAGGCCGCCATCAAATACCGGAATACTTACATCAAATTTATTTCTTCTCGGAGCAAACGCCATTAAATAATACCTAAATTAGTTTGAGGATAGTTTTCGACTTCTCTTACAACGCTATATTTATCCGAATACTGTCTACGTGCCCATAACTGTTTAGCCTTAGCCAACCCGCGCTCCCATTTTTGGAGGTAAACCCCAGCCCTACCGTCATCGGCATCTTTTAGATACATATTATAGAGGGTATAGTCTCTAATAAAATTATGGAATATCACCGGTATAGAAAAGGTAGTACTCCCACTTGATAAAGTAGCGGGAACGCCTAAATGATATATTTTAACAGTCTGGGAGGTCTGAGGGATAGGATACAACCCCAGGGTGTCACCAAATATGTAATAACTTGTAGGATTTCCGGTTGAAGGGGTTCCACCGTAAGTTGGCAGGTCAAGAGCGTCCTGGTCTGTTAAACCAATTCTTTTTAGTTTAACACTGTTCCAGGTGAGTCTATATATAATATCAATACCAGCCGATAGTGTATACTCCTGAGTAGTACCATCGGTTACTATACTGGTATTTGTTACTCTATAGCACTCAGTTAGATTATTTAACTCTTGTTCTGCCTCCCACATATAGGTATAGATTTCATCATTATCTACCCAAAGTGTAGAGCCTTCGTCAAACGTTGTCCTTACTGAGTTTAGAACTGTTTCCGGTGTCATCTACTCCACCTTTACAAGCCTTTATGTGATTTATAAGGGCTGTTTTTTTAGTAAATTCTCTATCGCATAAGTGACAAGCAAAAAGTTTTACCTTCTCCTGTGGCTGTGCGATTGCCGCAATTTTAGCGTCCATTTCTTCGAATTTCGCAGCCATTTTACTTTCAAAGGTTTCTGCCTGTGGTTGTTCCTGCACCGGGCCACTTTCCGGCACTTCTTCAAGTACTAAAGTTACCCGCACATCCTTACCATCAACCTGCGCATAGTGGCCACGAATATTTATACAATCTCTCCACGGCTTTTCTATGCTCTCACCGTATTTGATATAAATCCGTTCACCCTTGATTGTCTGATCATAATCTAATGGATTACCATCAGCGTCTCTTGATTTGTTTGTTAACCTGCCTCTTTTTGAAGCCATTTTCAAACCCCTTTTGGTTGAAAGTTAAATTAATTATGTACATGGATTGTACAACTAATACCGTCTGTAGCCGCTGTGCTTAAAACGACTTTTATATTGTCAAATCTTGCTGCCGGTCTGCAAATATATATTCTATCCCCTTCAGTTGAAGGCACTTCCCAGTCTGCTATAGCAGCCCCGGCAGAATACACACCTTCGTCTACAATCCTTCTATAAGCCCCGGTTGTAGAAGTATCTGCAACCTGTGAGCCCTCAACATAAATATTTGCCGTACTCGCAGCGAGTAGTGTCCCAAAAGCAGGAAACTCTATTGCAACATGATTCCATCCCTTTACGCTCACATTGCTACTTTTGGTAGCAGCCGACGCGAAACTTGCGTCTATGCGCTTGTGCCCATAACGTCCAAACATTTACACCTCCTTTATTCTTCTAATGTGTCTGAGTATTTTCTTTTTAGCATTGATGTAATCACAGGTACGGTATAATCTACTGTTAAATAGGGTCGGTTGGCCGCAACACCAGCTTCTTGCGAATGTAACTGATTGACAACTGCGCCTGGCGTTGTTTGTGGGGCTAATGCAAAGCCATAATTTGTTGCGTCATTATTATACCAATTTGTAACCATTGTAGGTATGTTAACATTGTATGCTGTGCCAAGTGGGTCAGCAGCGCCTATATTAAACGTGTTTTCCTCTACATCACAATCGTTAGCCACGGCAAAGGCACCGCCCGACCAGTTAGATGTGCCAGTAAAAGCTTGGTTAAAGCAAGCTTCGTTGGCAGCAGCAGGAGCATTGTCTACACCCTCATTCGTGGGCGTTATTCCCCAGTCAGTAAGTAGACGCCGCACCCCAACAGCTTGAGCGCCGGAAAGCGTCTCTAACATATACGTTAAAACTGCGCTATTGATAGTAGCCTCTGCTGGTATATGTCCCACCAGAGAAAATCTACCTATTATTAAATTGTCTATGCCACCATTGTTTCTAAGCCAACCACGAGACCTTGATCCGTAAGAATTATTAGGGGCGTTAGAGATTATAGTTGTGTCCTTATGATCACCACCTGTCATACCAGCGCCTTCACCAAAAATTATTGTGGGGTCAATATAGCAATCTTTAGGTGCAATAGGATAAACAGCAATCCAATCATCGCCGTCTTTTTGATAGTCAATGTTTATGTACTGGTCAAACTCACCGTTTTCACCGGTCATCAGATAGGGTCGCTCGATAGAAAACGCTTTCTTTTCGCCTCTGTAAATATCAAAGTAATTACCGTTTTTCTTTACATTTAAACCATTTAATTTATACCGGAATTTAATCTGTTGACCCTGTTTGACAAACATTGTCTCTTTTATCTTTTTCTCAGTGGCAACCTCTTTTATCCATGACCCGTTAGGGTACAGCCATTTTATAGTCCGACTGTTTTCAATAACGGGTGTGCATTGCACATCGTTTTCAGCGGTTTTAATTAGCGTTTCGCCAGTGTGTAATCTGATTGCAGATAAATACCGATTAGTATTTTTATTATGGAAGCCAATTTCAAAAGGCCCCTGCTCTACAAGATATTTAACCACTGGATGTGATTTAATAACCAATCTATTATCAAGCGGAACAAGGTCGCCGCTTAAATTACTCGGAACATTTGGAACGCCACCTATTACCCCCCTAAACCTCCCGCCGCCAATTTCGTATATATTAGATGTTAATGTTCTTTTTTGTAGACACATTTTTCTATCCTCTGTAATATGCTGTGATTTGACTTTACCTTTACTATTAATCCGTTTTTGTCGCATAATAAATAATATCCATTCTTTTCTACAACATGAGTAACCTGATAGGATTTTAAAAACATGCCCATTTCATTATATAAATCAACTATAACAACGTTGCCATTTCCGTCGATAATAGTTTCAAACTTGTCTGGTTTCATGCTTAATATAAATATACTCAATATTATTAATAATATTTTCATTCCGTTAATACACATTCCATTAATTTTATCATGTCAGACCACTCGAGTCCCATCGTCTATGAGGGTAAAAACAGCAGTGCTCACAACAGCATTTGGAGGAATGTGACCAGCAAGGCTAAACCTGAACAGCCCCACCCACCGTGTAACACCATCAACATCCACATCAGGCTCTCCACCTGTTGACGATGTACCGCCGGTAGCGAATATATAAGTGTCTTTGTGGTCTCCCCCGATTGCTCCGGGGCCTTCGCCGAATGTAAGTTCTGCCATAAATATCTATTGTTCTATTAATGTAGAACCGCCCGAAGACGGTTCGTTTTAGTTTCCAAATACAAACACATTAAAATCGTCCCCGGCCGTACCGGTAGTAATGCGTATTTCTCCATTAATCGCTGTACCGCCAGAACCAACATTAAAATTTACCTGTGTGCCCTCACCTGCAGTTGAAGTAAAAGACTGCCTTGTCACAGCACCACCCTTTATAACTTCTAACCCTGTCTTAAAAGCACCACTTGTTACTGCTTCCAGAGTTGCAAGACCATAAGATACTCTAAAATTACTCATTACAGTAATATTTGGTGTATATGTTACTGCCATTGTAACCTCCTAAAATAAAAAACAAAATTCTTTTTTCTTCCAGCGCTCTTCAATTAGGCCGGGCAGTATTTTGTATGCGGTGTAACACTGAAGAAACTCAGCTAATGACCATTGCTGTATCTGCTGAATATTTCCCTCCGGATACGCACCTAAAATTCCACCCTCAGTGCAATTAATATAAATACCAGGATTCCCACCTTTGCCACCGCAAGCCTCATAGTCAAACCACGCTTTAAAATTAACATAAGACTGCCATGAGTATACCCTATTCCCAAAAACATCAGTACAGGGAACTAAACCGCTATACTTTTTGTCATACGGTGAATCGAAAGGATGAAACTTCTTAGTATAGTCAAAACAGAAGTCAGCTCCTATAAAAGCGATAGGATTAGCTCCAAGAATAGCTTTTGCAAGATATAAACACGCCCCTAAAGTATTGCCACCGACATTGAACATTACATTAAAGTCAGTTATTTTCTGTACCTTCTCCATATAACCCTTGTCTGGTGGTGCAACACTAAAGAACTTTATATCCCCACGCCACATCTTTAAAAGCTTGGGATTACCTGATACAACCGATACAAGCGTTCGTTTTTTACTTAGTTTCCAGTAATGTTCGGGGCTTTCCTTGCCACCCTGTGACATTTCATCGGCTGTTATATCCCCGGCATCCAAATTGACATAGTAGTCAACCTTAACCCCGTTATCCTCGAAATAAGCAAAATTATGCAAACAACTAACTAACATAACATCCTTGTTTTGTTTTAATGTCTGTATATTTCTCTTAAGAGAAGGACCGGAACCTGCTATAATACAAGGCTTCATTGCACATTTGCCATGTTCTGACATTATGGTACTTTTCTTAAAGTCGTAGTTTTTATTATTTGCGATTAACTGTTCTAACCATTGATCCATCCACGACCTTACTGTAATACCATCACCGCTACACGCCTTTTCGTATAACATTTCCTTATTGGGCACCGGGGGTCCTGGGATATAATCCTGGAACTGTAGAGTCATTTCAACAGAACGGCTTAACAATTCGCGTTGTTCCTTGATCGTTTTGTTCAACCCTGCAACAATTGCATTTAATTCCTCAATCTGTTTATCTTTAGGTACCTGTTGCACTGTGATATTTTTTAAATTTGGTAAAGAACCGCTGAAAGTTTGATTTGAAACCGGCACAAGATTTTCGGTCAACTCTTTTTGCCCTTGAGCACTATTGTTTTGCTTTGACGATTTCTCGACCGGTTTTTTAACTGTTTTACTCATATTCTTCTTCCCTTTTGATCGTGTAAAGGATTCGTGCAGCGG